TAAATATGTGTATGTCAGAACTACAAACAGGTCAACAAGAGATATTTGATTATGTCAAAAACAACCTCGGTGAGGGCATGATTGATGTTGAATTGGACCCAAAACACTATCAAACGGCGCTAGAAAGAGCGATAAACAAATTCAGACAAAGATCATCTAATGCTGTTGAAGAATCATATGCTTTTCTTGAACTAAAGAAAAATCAGAACGTTTATATATTACCAGATGAGGTCATCAACGTAAGAAACTTAAACAGAAGAACAGTCGGATCAAGAACAGAGGGAGGCGAAGGTGGTACACTTTTTGAACCTTTTAACCTTGCGTACACAAATACATATCTATTGAGAGCAGGTGCGACAGGCGGACTTGCAACTTACTATGCTTTTGCAAGTTATCAAGAACTGGTGGGAAAACTTTTTGGTAGTTTCATACAGTTCCATTTTGATGTGGCAACCAAAAAACTTACTATCACACAAAGACCTAGAGCGGACAACGAAACAGTGCTAATGCACACAGACAACTTCAGACCAGACATTACTCTATTCAAAGATATCTATTCTAAGCCTTGGATAAGAGATTACACTTTGGCTGTTTCCAAGGTTATGCTTGGAGAGGCAAGAGGCAAATTCAACACCATAGCAGGTCCACAGGGCGGCACAACCTTGAATGGTGGTGAACTAAAACAGCAGGGTCTTGCCGAAATGGAAAGACTTGAAGCAGAGATAGGCAACTACTCAGAAGGCGGAACTCCACATAGTTTTGTTATTGGTTAATTCTAAATTTTTTAGATTTAAATAAAAGTGTCATGACAGATTCTAGATACAAAAGATATAAAGATTGTTCTATCGATGAATTAGAAGAAATTGTCAGCGATCTTGAAAATGTTTCTATCGCGGCACTTAAAAGCAAAAAGTTAGATATGAGAAAAACCATATTGGGTGCGGTAAAAGAAGCAAAATTAGAGATTGAAAAAAGACTCAAAAAATAGTATAATCTACAAATGCTTATAGGAATAGTAGGACTGATAGGTTCTGGTAAAGACACCGTGGCCGAACATTTGGTTACACAACACGGTTACACGAGGGATAGTTTTGCAAAAAGTTTGAAAGATGCTGTATCGGCAATGTTCAATTGGGACAGGGAGATGCTGGAAGGCAACACAGAATCAAGTAGACACTGGCGAGAACAACCAGATCAATTCTGGAGCGAAAGATTTGGCAAACCGGTCACTCCGAGATGGGTATTACAGCATTTTGGCACTGAAGTTATGCGTGGCAATATGTATGATGCTATTTGGGTAGACAGTTGCATAGGCAGATATAAAGGACAAAACACTGTAATTTCAGACACAAGATTTCCCAACGAAGTAAAAAAAATCAGAGAACATGGCGGCAAAATAATACTGGTCAAAAGAGGTGCAGATCCAGAATGGTTTACAAACTATGTAGAGGGTAACATCGAACCCACGGGAATACACAGTTCTGAATATGCCTGGGCAAAAGAAGAATTTGATTATGTGATTGAAAACAATGGGACAAAAGAAGAACTATCAGCAAAGTTGGACAAATTACTCGTCAGCAACAAGATCCCCTACTCTCCATCCAAGTCTTCTGACGCCGCTTAACCGCTGGCAATTAGCACATACTGTTTTCAGATTACCCACAGCAATATTCCTTAGATTTCCGTCCACGAATAGAACATCTAGTTGGGTCTGATTCTGCGCCTTGAATCCACACAGTTCACACTTTTTCTTCTTCCTGTAACCCGAACGCTGTAAAGGTGTGATGCCACCTATCTTTTTGCCTGCTTTCTTTCTGTTGCAGGTGTCACATAGGCTCCGCCAGTATATCTTGGTACCTTTGCGATAAGCGTAGGCCCTTGGCTTGGCTTTACATAATTTGCATATAGGCCTGTTTCTGTACGACATATGCTTATTTACGTTGCCTATATAGGCACCTAAGAATCACAGGAATTTACCACTAAAACGGAACTATTCACTAAATACAGCAGTATACGTTATAACTTGCAAGGAGAAAACGGAAAATGGCTTTAACATCACCAGGAGTAGAGGTTTCAGTAATAAACGAGAGTTTTTATGTACCATCAGATGCGGGTAGCACACCTCTTTTTATAGTAGCATCAGGAAAAGACAAATTAAGCGGTGCGGGAGATAGCACAGCATCAGGAACGCAAACGGCAAATGCCAACACTGCGTATTTGATATCATCACAAAGAGAATTAACAGAGACTTTTGGAGATCCAAAATTCTATCAAGACGCATCGGGCAATCCATTACACGGATATGAATTGAACGAGTACGGACTACAAGCGGCTTACTCTTTCTTAGGAATTGCCAACAGAGCTTTTGTATTAAGAGCAAATGTTGACTTAACTGAGTTAGTAGGAAGTGCATCGGCTCCGACAGCGGCACCAACAGATGGCACGTACTGGTTTGACCTTGCATCAACTAGTTTCGGAATATTTGAATGGTCACAGACGGATCAAAAATTCACAGCAAAAACACCAACGTTGATAACTTCAGTTTCTGACCTGGTAGGAAACGTATCAACAGGTGCACCAAAAACTTCATTGGGTGCAATAGGTGACTATGCTGTAAACACAACACACGTAACAAACAAAATTTACTTCAAGAACTACGACAATGACTGGGTGAACCTTGGCACAAACGCTTGGCACAACTCACATCCAATATTCGAAGTTACTTCAGGTACAACTGTAACCGGCTCTGCAACTATGCAGTTAAATGGTGTACTAGTTACAACTGGTGGTACTGCATTATCAGATGTTGCAACTGCTATCAACTTATCAAGTGATGGTGGTGACGGAGCGGCATTGAATGGTATTACAGCGGCGGTTGATCCAGTTTCTGGAAACTTGAAAATCTTCCATAACGGTACAGACATTGGAGATTCTACAGCAGGTAGAAACACAATCAGAATTGAAGAAGGTTCAGGATTAATGGGCGAACTTGGAATAACAGCAGGCACATACAAAGGTGCTACATTCTTACAAGCGGCTCACACATCAAGACCAACTTGGAAAACAGCAGAGGATAACAGACCAACTGGATCAGTATGGTTCAAAACTACAAGTGCAAACTCAGGTGCAAACATTGTTTCAAAACTTTACAATGCATCATCTGGATCTTTTGGGACTGTAAGTTCACCTTTACACACTAATCATCATTCAGCAATCTACAACTTAGATCCAGCAACAGGTGGAACTGGTTTATCAGTTGGTGCATTGTACGCACAGTACAATGTGACTGAAGCAGATAATTCAGCACCAAACGAAGGAAATGCACTAGGTAACTTCCAATTATTCAGATACGAAGGCGGAGTAACAACAATAAGATCTAAAACAACTGCACCAAGTTTCACAGCAAACGAAACTTTCACAGTAAGAGAATCTATCAAGAACCAAGAAGCCTTAAACGCGGCAAAAACTGTTACAATGATTTCAGGAGATGGTTCTACGCTAGGTGATGCAGACGACTTTGTTACAGCATTTACTAATGCTGGCTTCACTAATTTGACAGCAAAAGTTGTTGCCTCTGGTGAATTCAAAGGTGCAATAGAAATTACACACAACTTAGGTGGTGAGTTCAGAATGAACAACACATCAGGTGATCCATTAGGAGATGCTGGTTTAGGTGCATCGCAGGCTCACGCTTACGGAACATTCACTGCAAACAGCACAACATTAATTGACAACTTATATGTTACACCAACAGGTGACTCAGGAGACTCAACTGTAGGTAACGAAGTGATGGCAAGTAACTGGAAAAGGTTAAGTTACACAGCGTCTGTAAGTGCGCCAACTAATGAGCCTTTAGATGGAACATTATGGTACAACACTTCAATCGATGAAGCAGACATTATGGCACACAATGGTACTACTTTCGTTGGATACAAAACAGCGTATTCAACAACTGACCCAGAAGGTCCGCAGTTCAGTGCAACAGCACCGACTACACAGTCAGATGGTACACCACTTGTGACAAACGACTTATGGATTGATACAAGTGACCTAGAAAATTATCCAAAAATTTACAAGTACAATACAGCGGCTACTTTAAGTTCTACAAACACTTCTAACAGTGTTGCAGTAACTACATCAGGTGCGGCTTGGGAATTGGTTGACAAAGCAGACCAAACAACTGAAGACGGTATTGTATTTGCAGATGCTAGATACCACACAACAGCAGAAAAAGGCGCAGAAGACGGAAACTCAGGAGCCGGCACAGCAAGTTCAATCAAAGACTTGTTAACAGATGGCTTCCTAGATCCAGATGCTCCTAATCCAGCACTTTTCCCACAAGGAATATTGTTGTGGAACACTAGACGTTCTGGCTACAATGTCAAAGAATACAAAAACAGTTACATTACAACTGCAAAATATCCAGGATCTGGATCAGCAGGATTAGGTAACATCAGAGCAAGTAACGAGTCAGTAGCAAGTTACTACCCAGACAGATGGGTGACTAAATCAAGCAACAACGCAGACGGTTCTGGAACTTTCGGTAGAAAGGCACAGAGACAAGTTGTTGTGCAACAACTTAAATCTGAGATAGACACAAACCAAGCAATCAGAGAAGACCAAAGAGGTTTCAACATACTTGCTTGTCCTGGATATCCAGAAGTAATTGCAAACTTGTTAAACTTGAACACTGATAGAAACAACACAGCATTTGTTGTAGGTGACACTCCGTTGAGATTGGAAGGCACTGCAACATCAATCACTAACTACGCTAACAACACAGCCGGAGCATTAGACAACGGCGAAGACGGATTAGTAAGTGCAAGTGAATACTTGGGTATGTTTTATCCTTCCGGACTAACAACTGACAATACTGGTGCTAACATTGTTGTACCACCATCGCATATGATGTTGAGAGTATTGGCAAACAACGACAACATTGCTTTCCCTTGGTTCGCACCATCAGGAACACGAAGAGGGGTCGTTGACAATGCAACAGCAGTTGGATACATCGACTCAAGCACAGGTGAATTCGAAACAATATCTGTAACAGAGTCAGTGAGAGATTCAATGCACGGAGTCAAGATCAATCCAATTACTTTCTTCTCAGGAGCAGGAATTGTAAACTTTGGTAACTTGACTAAAACATCAAGCAGTTCAGCATTAGACAGAATAAACGTTGCAAGATTGGCAGTATATCTAAGAACACAGTTAGACGCAATCGGAAAACCGTTTATCTTTGAACCAAATGATGAACTTACAAGAAATGAAATCAAAGCGGCAGTAGAATCATTCTTGTTAGAACTTGTTGGACAAAGAGCATTGTTTGACTTCCTAGTAGTTTGTGACGACACAAACAACACACCTACTAGAATAGACAGAAATGAATTGTATGTGGATATAGCGATTGAGCCTGTGAAATCAGTTGAATTCATCTTCATACCGTTGAGAATCAAAAACACAGGAGAAATAGCAAAATTAGGACAATAATTTTGGATAAATAGGAGAAACAGATGGCAATATCAACTTTATCAAAATTTACAGTACCTTT